TGCCAATCATCAATGATTAAATTTTTGATATGCGGCATTTTATCATTAACATGCTTCATGGCTTTTAATATACCTGAAGAAGAAGATGTTGCTACAATATTCCCTTCAGGGTTTTCTTTATTGCAAGGTACATATTTTTTCTTCCAGCCTTTAAAAGGTAAAGGCTTGTTAGCTATATTTACAACGAATGTTTCTTTGGGATCTAAATTTCTAATGCTTGTAGATTTGCCGGTCCCTGAGTCTGCAATAATCAATACTGATTGTGCCATAATTATTTGTTTCTAAGAATATGATTAAGTGTTTGCAATGTATAGTTAATATCTTCAAGAGCTTTAACTAATTCTTTTATATCAATATTTATTGGTTCTTCTTCTTTAATAGAAGGCTTGTCATATAGAGTGCCTTCTTTTAATCCTTCAAGACGGTCTATTTTTTTTGCATTTCTTGTTGTTACATCATTGATAACTTTCAATTCAGAAACAGGTACAAGATGTGTAGTGAATCCAGATTTAGAAGTATGGAGTTCATATTCTTCTTTCCACCAAGCATTATATTTTAAAAAGTACAATGTCCTTTTAGGATCTTCAGACTCATATTGTTTGCTTACAAATTCTGTATATATATCACATTCAGTCTCCAATTCACTGGGAAAAAAAGTAATATACTTATCATCTTTACCTGATGGTCTATAAGCCATCTTGGGTATAAACGCATATGTGCTACCAATTTTAGATAGATAATCCATATGCTCTTGTTTAAGAGCTTTTATTTTTTCAGCTCTTTCATTTGGTGTTAAGCTTTTTGTTTTAATCATAATTAAATTTGTGTCTGAGGAGTAGCCATTTCAGAAACTTGCATTCTTTCAAACTCTGCTTTGAAGAAGCTCATTCTTACATCACCATTCCTTGCTTTAAGAAAATGAAAGACTAAAGTCCTGTCATCTGCTATGATGTATTTATCAGGACCATAGTATCTTATTTTTTGTTTTGCCGGTCTGTTAAGACCTATCAGCATATCAGCATGTTGTAACATAGCATCTGAGCCAAATATATCTGACTCAAGAATGTAGTTTCCATACTTACCATTAATAGCTCTGTCCGGGTTGTCTATGTTTCTATTAAGCTGAGATAGTACTATAAACAAACAGGGATAATCCCGTTTGGTTTGAGTAAAGAACTCCCCTAATTCAAACAACATATCTTGTCTGTTATTTTGATAAGGTGCCCTCTTTACTAATATTGTATGATCTAATGTTATAATAGTCTTTTGACCTTTATGCACATTCATGTACATATCAATTTGCTCACGCATTTGATTAATAGTCATTGGTCTATTAATCTTATCTATAGGGGCTTTAACCCTATCTTTTGCATACTGATGGCATTGATTAAAAACATTAGAGTTTAATATACTCCCAGCACTACACAATTCTTTATATGTCTTGCCGGTAAGTGAAGAGAATTGCCTGATAGCAGATGTTCTACCTACCATTTCAAAGTTAAACTCTAAAACTCTAAAGTCATCTCCAGGATTAAGATCAAAAGATTCTCTTATTATCTGATCTTTAATCAAAGTTTTTCCTGAACCTGGTCTTCCACCTATAATTGTTAAGGTGTTCCATTCAAGTCCATCAGTGCCTGCATCATTAAACTTAGGCCAAGGTGTAAATATAGACTTCTCTATACCTTGTTGTCTACGCCTCATGTATTTTAATGCTTCATTAAAGTCATTGTGTTGGCTTTGCCATTCTTCTTTCATGTCATACTACTTTCTCTTTAAAATGATCATCATTATTCTCCAGACCCTCTTTAGCCATATCACAATAATCAGCAAGTTCAGATATTTTTATTTTGTGTTTATCTTGTTTACTAATAAAGTATTGACTTGTTTTCATGTATTGATATTCAGTCTTACTATATTCATCTACATACATTTTTGTAGCTTTGAATATATCTTCCCATGTGTGTTCATAAGTAGAGAAGAACCATCTGAAGTTTTCTATTAAAGTCTTTACATTATTGCGGGCAAGTTTTCCTGAAGGTAGTTTTTTAGCAGGAAATAATTCACGGTATTTGTTTACCATATCTTTAAAATTCTTTCCTAATAATTCTATATCTGAACGCTTCATCTTTTTTGTATACAAAACATTCAGGTGTTTAATAACATTCTTTCCCTTAAGGGTTAATGATAATTTTTCATCTCCTAATTCTATTAATCCTTTTTTAATTAGATTAACAGATTCATTTCCTTGCAGATAGCTTGATGTTATCTTTTCTTTTATACCAAACAAAAATAAGCATTCGTTTGGGGATATTCCATGCTTGGATATAGCGTTAAAAAATTCCCACATAACTATAGTTTTATATGTAAATATAATCAATTTTTACCAGACTATTTCATCCTTGTTAAACTTTTTTAGTTTATTATTTATGCTGTTAAATATGTCATTTGATTTCCATTTATCTCTAAATATCACAGATGACGGAAGGGAGCAATACAGGGTTGGATGTTTGTTTATATAAGCAGAAAACTTGTTTGCTTCCTCCCCCATAAATACAAAAACAATATCTTTCAGGTTATCATTTATATAAACAATTAAGTCTTTTACAAAACCTTTCCATAAATTATGATGACTACCTATTGTGTTAAGTTGAGTAGTAAAAGAAACATATGTTAATAACACTCCTTGTGCAGCCCATCTTGTTAAGTCGGGATTTCTTACATATGTATCATCTTGCTTTTCAAGCTCATCAAACATAGTTTTTAAAGCTATTGTTTCATTTGTTTTTAAGGAAGAGCTAAAAGCTAAGCCGTCAGCCACTCCAAGTGTAGGGTATGGATCTTGTGCCATAATAACAACTTTGAGATTATCATGATGACATTCTCTAAAAGCTCTAAAAACATTCTTTATTTTAGGTGTAAATCTTTTGTTGTCATTAACCTCACCTACAAGACGCTCTAATGTTTTTTGGAATTCATCAGAGAATAAATATCTGTCAACAATATCCCAACCTGAATTGGATAATTGTTCAGATAATTTTTGTTTAATATTTAAATAGTTTATATTTACCATAACTAAAATTAAAAAAATGATGGAAAAGAAAACAACAATAGTACTAAACCCACAAGGAGTCATTAAAAATATCACATTAAGTGTTGGTATATTAGAAGGTCTTCAAAATCTCCTTGTTCATTATCTTGCCCAATGTAAAGATCATAATGAAATAACAGAAACTTATAAGAAAATAAATAAGTTGGCAACTAATGAAGAGGTTAAGTTTGAAGGAATTCAATCTCATATATATATACTTGTTGCTTTAGTACAAAACTTAAGGCTTCTTGCCCTAGAGCAAGGTGCAGCTAAAGAGGTTGAAGTAGAAGATGCTGTACACATGAAGGCAAAAGAAGCAGCTCAAATGTTTTTAGAAAGAGATCCTAATAAGATACAGGAACTTAACCAAAAACTAAAAGAGCTGCATGAAGTCACCTCAAATTTAAACCATTAAAATCTCCAAGCTCTATACAAGCTTGAATTGCAAGGTTTAGTTCTGCATGATCGCAGTCTCCAAAAGATTTACAGTATTCTGTTTTGTCTTTTACAAAGCAAAGCCCTGTTTTTCTTTTGACCTGAAGTTTCATCTCTTCAAATGTATATCCAAGATCAGACGCTAGCTCTCTTATAGTGGCATGCAATCTAGCAAGCTGTGAGAGAGCACCTTTTTTGTCATTAGCACTTGCAAATATTTCTATTCTACTACCATTTGGAAATTGACTAAAGAATTTTTTAAATCTATTTTCAGCAAATTTAGATTTAAATTTTAATTCTCCATTAACAACAGTAGCATTTATATATAGATGATTTTTCATTTGTATATATGTGTTTGCTCATCTCCTGGATCAGAGACAATAACTTTAATAGCATGAAGAACTCCTCTTGCCCAAGCTTTTTCTCTTGAATCACCAAGTTCAAGACTTTCTTGAGCTTGTTCTTTTAATTTTTTAATTTTATCTTTCATATTTATAGAAGTTTAACCATTCTTGAATGTTGGCAAATTTAGATCTATATTCTTTACCTTCAAGAATTAATACAAAATCTGACCATTTTAAGTCATTATTTATTTTTAGTTTATAAGCTTTCACCCCATATCTACTAACATTTAATTGCTTAGCAAGTCTTTGAGTAGTACGAAAGCATTCTAAATTATTTTCTTTTAGAATTTTAAATCCATGTTTAAGAATATCTTTTACTTCTTTTATAGATTTAGATTCTCCTGCAATCATTGATAGCCTTCCGCTATGGATAAAATTATGACAATAGTGACATAAAGGAACTATATCTTTAACTTCACATATTCCGGTCATGTAATTTATATCCCAATATTCATGAGCTTCCAGCCATTTATGTTTTTTGGCTTCAGATTTATGAACACCACATGCACAGCAATGGTAATTAGTAGAAGCATATGCTTCCTGTCTTGTTTTGTCCCACCATTCTTTACCTAAGATTGTTCTTGGGTTCATGCCATGAAGTGGCTTAGGTATGTTTGGGTGAGTTAATATTTCTGGTCTTAGTTTCATTATTTATTTTGAAAGATTAATTTCCACCAATCTTTTTTAGAAATACCTGCTAGTTTCCTAGTTCTATGGTCTAATATATTATACCCCTGTTGTTTCAGAGTTTCAAATTTTTCTTTCATTTGTTTAAAAGTCTAGGTCTAAAACTACTCTTGCTATATGTTTTTTATTAACATTATGTTTTTCCATATACTCTATCATGTCTCCGTTAGACATTCTGGTTAACAGAGAACATTCGCTTAATATAAGGTCATCTTCATCTTCTTTGGCATTGTTGTCAAAGACCTGGAAGAAATAACCAGTGGCATAGTCATAACCATATGCAATGGTATGGTTGCCGTCTTCTGATTGTTTAGTGTATCTACTCATTTTTATTTCATTATACTACCATCACTTTCCCGGTAGTCCCCCCTGGGATCTCTACCATAATCTATATCTCCATACTCATCTAAGTCAGGACAGAAGTCATCTATGTCTTCTTCTTGTTCTTCCTCTTCTTCTTCTATATTGTCAACATGAGATGGACAT